TGAACTCCTTGAGGACCCCGTGGACCTTGAGGACCTTGAACACCAGTAACACCTGTAGGTCCTTGAACACCTTGAACTCCTTGAGGACCCCGTGGACCTTGAGGACCTTGAACACCTGTAACACCTGTAGGTCCTTGAACACCTTGAACTCCTTGAGGACCCCGTGGACCTTGAGAGCCTTGAATACCAGTTGTTCCTGTTACACCCTGAGGTCCCTGTGCACCTTGAGGACCTTGAACACCTGTTATACCCTGAACACCTGTTACACCCTGAGGTCCCCGTGCACCTTGCGGACCTTGAACACCTGTTATACCCTGAACACCTGTTACACCCTGAGGTCCCCGTGCACCTTGCGGACCTTGAATACCAGTAACACCTGTAGGTCCTTGAACACCTTGAACTCCTTGAGGACCCTGTGGACCTTGAGGACCTTGAATACCAGTAACACCTGTAGGTCCTTGAACACCTTGAACTCCTTGAGGACCCTGAGGACCTTGAGGACCTTGAATACCAGTAACACCTGTTATACCCCGAACACCTGTTACACCCTGAGGTCCCTGTGGACCTTGAGGACCTTGAACACCAGTAACACCTGTAGGTCCTTGAACACCTGTAGGTCCCTGTGCACCTTGAGGACCCTGAGGACCTGTTATACCCTGTGCGCCAGTAGAACCAGGCAGACCTGTTGCTCCTTGTGGACCTGTAACACCCTGAGGTCCCTGTGCACCTTGAGGACCTTGAGGACCTGTTGGTCCTGCTATCTCATCTACAAGTCTTTTCTTATATAAATATCCAGAACTACTTTCATGTAAAGAAGGCATTTATACTAACCTCCACAATTCTTTTTGCCAGATTAAAACAATGTCAGCCCAATCACAAGGGCTGTTCAAATAAAAACTTCTGTTAGCAACGCTTAAATTTCTTAACTTGTCTCTATTTTTCAGCAAAGACACAGCTTCTTTTACAAATCTTTGTCTGTATTTAGCACTAAAAGGGTTTGCTTCTATTAAAACATTGAAATTTTTATTAACAGTCGTTTGCAAAGCACCTATGTCTGTAGTAATCAAAGGACAACCAGCAATCTGTGATTCTAAAGCAGTTAAACAAAATGTTTCCCAAAAATTATTCGGATATAAACACAATTCAGATGTGAGGAATTCCTTTGCTAAATCAGCTTTCTTAATCCTGCCTGTAAATCTAACATTGTCAAACCTACCTAATTTATTCAACACCATTTCTTGCTGTTTAGCAACAGATTCTTCCCATTCTTTTGTTTTATTCCATGTTTTTAATCCATCCCAACCATAGCATACAGTTAAACTAATATCTGGAATTTGTTCTGTTAATTCTTCCCACATATCAGCTAAAATATACAAACCCCTATCTGGATTAGAACTATATATACACTTGTATGGTATCTTTTCTATCTCTTCAGCAAATAGGTCTTTTCTTACTCCAAGCGGGATTATTCTTATTTTTTCTGCTTTTATTTGCTCTCCATACCTCTGTGCTATATACTGCCTGTGCCATTCAGAAGAGCAAACTATTAAATCGGCTCTGTCAAAAGCATCAGGTTGTTCTGGTGGTGCAAAGTAAGCATCCTGTAACCAGATTATTTTCTTTGATAAACTTTCTTTATATAAAACATCAAACCACCTTGATGTAATTATTATGTCTGGTTGAAGGTTCCAATATTCGTTTATTTTCTGATAAGGAATATAATATACTCCTTTGTAAATATGTTCTCTTTCAGTTGTGCAAAATAAAAATACATCGTGCCCCTGTTTAACAAATTCTTCACTCATTTCAAGATAAGTTGTTTCTACACCATGCACACCTTGCTGGTCAATTATACCTCCCCAAATTGGTTCTGGTGTCAACCCGAGAGTCATGAATATTTTCATTCTTGTTTTAGTTCTACACCACCAAAGATTGTTCAAAATCCTCTGGTCTAACTGCTTTTCCTGTGTTTGTTTTTCTACTATTTCCTTACAAATCTGTTCAGCTTTGTCAAATTGCTTTGTTTTGTAATATAACAAAACAAGTTGGTCTTTAGGAAGAAGCTCATATTCATATGGATTTAGGAACAATACAACATCTTCAGGAATTGGTCTAATAGCCTTTTCATACCATTCTATTGCTTTGTCATATTCCTGTAGGTTGTAATACAACAATCCTTTTAGATTGTATGCTTCAGCTCTTCTGTCATCTATTTGAATTGCACAATCAAGCCACACAAAAGCTTTATTGTATTCACCAAGTTCTTTCCAGCACAATGCACCATCATAATATGCTTGCCATCTTTCATCTTTGAAGTAATTTTCTGGAATGTCTAAATATGTAGCATAACATTCTATTGCTGCTAACAGTTCATTCATATCTTTATATGTCCTTGCAAGATAAAACCATGCTCTTGTGTCTTGTGGATGTTCTTTAATGTAATTCTGTAAAAGCTCAACATACTTTGTAAACCTTTCTCTTGCTGTTGCAGCTTTATCTGATTTTAAGTGTTCATGTCTAACCAATATAGTATTGTCATATATTATTACACCTTCACCAGAACAATACTCATGCACATTAGGTCCGTAAAACCTAAACTTACCGTTGTTTTTCCACATCCTGTTTCTGTAGTATTTGTTAAAAATAATATTGTCATCCCCTTTTGGTCCTTCTGTTATATAACAACAAACACAGTCTGCATTATTTTCAGCATATTCTCTCAACTTGTATATGTTTTGGTATATCCTTTCGTCAGCATCCATCCAGAGAACATAATCTATATCTTTTCTGCTAAAGACATAGTCAAGAACAACATTTTTAGTATTTACAAAATCGACAAACGGTGTCTCATATATCTTCCCATATTCAGAAATTATTTCTTTTGTCTTATCTGTAGAACCTGTATCAAAAATTATATATTCATCAACAATAGGCTTGACATTTTCAAGCATTGTCCTTAAAATTTCTTCTTCATTCTTAACTATAGCACAACATGCAATTTTAGGTTTTGTGTTTCTTAAACTGCTAATATTATCCATTATTTTTATCCTTTTCTTCTTTATTTAGCTCTTCTTTTTGATAAGATAAAAGTTGCTTTTTGTTTTCCTGCATTTCATTATTTGAACAATTGACAAATTGTTTATTGTCACAATATTCAAGAACACAATCAACTTTGCCAATAGTATCTGCATAATACCTTCCCCACTTGTTGTATAGATACATATTTGTTTTATCTATTACATCTTGTCTTTCTGGAAATCCTTTTATTGGTTTCCACAAGTGATAGACATATGTTGGTGCTAATCCTATTTTACCTCCTCTTGCTTTTATAGCACAGCAATATGATGTGTCTATTGCTGTATTGGGGTCTGGTAAGTCTAAATCACCAGCAACATCACCAAACAATCTTGAGTCAACCATTTGAAAGTATCCAGGAGTCCATTCAACTTCTACTGGTGGCTCTTCTGGATTTAATTTGTATGTAAAATTTGGGTCAAATGTTGAATAAACACCAACCAACCCAAACCTGCCTTTTACAAGAGTTTCAACAGCTATTTTAATGGTATCTTCAAATAAGAATTTTATGTCATGGTCTAAAAATACCCAAAACCTTTTCCCTGTTTTCATAAACTTTTGTCTTAATGCTTCAAAATTAACATTTATTGGTTTGTCGTCTATGTGAACAATAAAAGTTATGTTTGGAAACAATTTGTAAACAGACTCTATTAACGGAGGCAAATATTTTGGTTCATTTGTAAATGTTCCAAGAACAACATCGTCTTCTAAAATCATTTAAAACCTCCAAGGAGACGGGTCTGTGCATATTAAAAATTTCTTTACTACAGGGCTATTACCATTAGCATCTGTTTTAAGACTTATTCTTGCTTTGTAATTAACACCAGGATGACTTATTTCAACAGTCCCATCTAATCTGTCTATATTATTTTCTGTATCTAAAACCGTTTGCCAATGAGACCCACCGTCAAAACTAACTTCTAATTTTACATAACCAGAACCACCTGCTTCTGTAGAATCTTCATAAGAACAAAAACAAACCATGTAACTTGGGTTGTCATCTTTTAAGCTATAAGAACCTGCTGCTGGTGTAACACTGTTATTTTCTAAATAAATTGTATTGGATGTGTTGGAATCTATCAAAAATACATTTAAATTTGCATCAACTAAATAAAGACCTTTTACTTCATTGGTAAACCAATTTTTAGATGTGTCAGTTAAATATCCCTGCCCAACACTTGTAGAAGTTCCTGTTTCTATTGTTGTAACATTGTTGTATGTTTTAGTTGTCCAACCATAAACTGTGTTAGGTAAACTACCAGAAGCGACAATACTGTTTTTGTAACATTTAGCTTTGTATGTAAATGGGTCGGTTGCATCTCTTTTGGCTTCAGTTGTAAAATCATCAAAAATAGCAAATTGTGCCCAAGATACAGAATTAAATGACATTTTCATAAATTCTAATTCTATTTCATTGTATTCCAACCATTTGTCAACATATACTTGAAACTCATCAGAATAGTTTAAATCTATTTCTCCAAAAGTATCATAAGCAGCAACTCTAACATACCATGTTCCTGCTCTGTGTGGGGCAACAACTACTCTTGTATCTGTTCCATCGTTGACTATATTGCTTGAACCAGGCGTAAAACCTTGAGTTTGTGATGCATATATTCTATATCCTGCTAAATCTGGAACTGTTGATGGTGCAAATTCTACTATGTAATAACTTGTCCCTGCTGTAACAGTTATGTTTTCAAGTTTTGGTGGGGCTTCATTTGTTACTGTTAAACTTGCAACTGTGTCTGACAACCTAAAAGAACGGTCTCTTGCTCTAACTTGAATAATAAAATTTCTAACTGGTGTTCCATTACCATCTTCGTAATTTTTCTCATAAGTATATGTATATTCTGCAAGTGGTGTATATTCTGTTCTTCTTAAAGTTAAGTCAGAATTAAGTATTTTAACTTCATAGTCTAAAAACCATGCTATAGGAATATGCCAACCAGCACCTGTTGCTTCTTCGCCAGCTCCCACATCTGTTACAACAGCTGAAGTTACAGGATTCCAGACAAATTTACAATCCCTGCCTTTGAAAACATTGTCGTTTCCTTGCCCAAAAATCTGCAAGCCTGTAACTCTGTCATAAGAGTATTCGGCAACAATAGAATATCTACCTGTAGTAATAGTTTTTGTAGGCGATTCAGTTATTGTTGTTTTTACACCACTAAATGATCGGCTTACAACTAAAACTTCATATGATGTATTGGGCTCAACGTTAGTTATACTAAATTCTGTACCGTAACATTCTCCAGCAAATAGCCATGGAGACAAACCACCCAAACCACCTGTTTTTCTATAAAAAATAATAGCTTTTTCATATAAAGGATTATTGGGTTTGACAAAACTAACAACAATTTCACGAATTAATATACCAGATTCGTTATACCGTGCAGTTTCTGCTAAAAATAGGTTTGTTACAGGAGATATTGGAGTTAATGTAGAGTAGTTAATTGTTGGTAATTTTGGGGTCTCCGTATCTACAGCATAGCAATTTTCGTCATATTCTATGCATTCTAAAGTGCATTTTAAATCTCCTGTTCTCGAAACACTGGTAACCCTAAATGGTTTTGCTTCTACACCAGCTTCTCCAAAAGTAAAAACTGAATATTGTTCTGGATTTATGTTCCATGTTCCAGAAATAACAAGAGTAGTTGTTGTTCCTGGAGAATTAATTATACTTTTGGTTTCAATTGTGTCATCATTGTGCCATACTTTTACTTTGTAGCTTTTTCCAGATTCAATTGTTACATTCTTATCTACAACAACAGTATTTGCTGTAGAACTAACAACCCTACCACTAACCAGACCCCATTGTGGCACATCATGAGCAAAGTAAATAACATCTCCTATTGTACATGCTATAGAATCTACATCTGCATCAAATTGAATTGTTCTATGTAAAAGTTCATTCTGCGCAAGTTTAAATGTCCCTATTCTCCATGCTTGTGAGGCTGATGTTGTACCAATTAATTGTATTGTTGTCTTATTTGTTGGTTTGTTTAGATTTGTATTAAAAACAGAGAAAACCCCTTTTTCGTAATCCTTATCTTTGTTTAAAAATGTTATTTCTAACTCACCACATCTTTCACTAGAAGATAAAAACGTTTCAGTAAAAGAATCTGTATAAATATTACCCATGGTAAACATTTGAGTTACATCAGTAGATAAGTCAACTTTTTTGTCAACTACAATAGTAAGTTTTGCACCAATCCAAACAGGTAGAGCTCGTGCCATGTTACAAACCTGCAAGACAGCATCCCATAAAGTTGTTCCAGAATCAAACCCACCATTGAATGTAAACCTTTTTTCAGTTCCTCCTTTTCCATCTGGTACTAACTCATCACACCAATTAGCCCATGCAAGAAAAGAATTTATGTCTATCCTATCTGGAGAAATACCGTCATACCTCAAAACGGTTCTTTGACCACTCTCATCTGGGTCTGAAAACACTGGTTGAGTAATTATATCAAAACAAACCCATGCAGGATTGTTGTTATAACCTATTGTCCAATTAATCCCATCTGTTGTACTTCTAATTAAAGCACCTTCAATTAAACAAGAAAAATCTAAAGAACCAGATAGCTTATCAGAAGCTAAAGCACACAGACCAACAAGAACATTTCTTGGGTAAGTAAATTGGTCATTAACTACTTCTCTGACAGTACTAAAATAAACCTTATCCATGTATCTATGACTGCTATAGTCTTGAGAAAGTTTTGTAACTTTTACATAATATTTTCCATGTGCTAAATTTTCTTTTGTTTTAAATGTTTTTATAATAGGAGTATTTGATGATGCAGTAATTGTTACATAATCATATTTTGCTTCTTGAGACAGTACGATCCAATCTGTCTCACCTTTCTTTTGAATCTCAACTTTAATCTGCACAGATATTCCACTCAATCCGCCATAGTCATTTGCATAAAATAATCCTTGAGGAAATGTGATTTCAACTTCTAATCCATCAAATGCGTCTCCTGTTGTTTCATATATATATGGTGTGTTGTAATCAAGCTTAACATTAACAGGATAATCTGTTTTGGTTTTGTTAAAATTAGGTATAACATCTTGAGTTAAATTTCCATATCTTGCGTGTATTTGAACATAGTCAGGGTTTGCTGCCTGGTTGTTAATTCTAAAATCATATAACCTACTAATAGGACCAAGTCCCAAACTTATCAACACATTTAGATAGTTTTTGTTATCTATATTTTCTGTACATACTGCAATGATGTTTCCACGCACTTTAGACAACCCATAAAATTTAGGGACTACTATTCCTTGTTCCTGAGTTGTATGTGGGTTCCAGGAATAAATTTTTGAGCCTTCAAACCCAAAATCAGAGTCTATATCTGGAAGAGGTGGTGGCAATAACGTATTAACCAACAAACCACCAACCATCATTATACCAGCTGACATCAAAGAACCAGCCAATGTAAATCCAGAAAAGACTTGAGTTGCAAAAGCAAGTTCAGCTGTTCCACCAGCAACTGTAGCTGTTGTATATAACCCCATAGCATACGGAACATATATAGATATAGTAACCAAAGCAAGCATTGCTGCTACTCTTAAAATTTCATCTCCACCTTCTATGTGTGGTAAAAATAAAATATAATCATTTGGGTTAGCCTTAATTTTTTCTAACAAAGTATCAGGAACTACTTTACCATTAACAGAAACAATAACAGGCATATCTCTGAAATATTTGTTCTTAATTTCAGCTAAAGATTCTCCGTTGTAATCAATAACTTCTATGTCTTTGTCACACCTGTTAAATGGATTGTTAACTTTAATTATGTTTATTTTTTCCATTTGTAAAATCCTACAATCTTGTTTTTCCAAAACCAATTGTCCAATTTTTCTATAGCAACATTCCTTTTTTCAAGTATGTGGATAAATCTGTTGTTGTCAACAACAACACCTATGTGAAAATGAAATGGTTTTAAAGAAAACAAAACCAGACAACCTGCTTCTGGTTTGTCTAATTCTTCAAACAGTTCCTTTTCTGAATTAACAAGCTGATATATCAAACTTTGTTCATCTGGTGTATCATAGTCTGGTAAGTCAATTCCAAAATCTTTACATACTTGAATTGCCAGTCCATAACAATCCAATCCTGTAGTATCTCTACCTCCTTTTTTAAAAGAAATGCCTAAATATTTACAATAATCTGCCATTACCTTAACCTAATTCCTCCTTTACCAAGCCCGAAAAAACCACCAAATCTGGCACTGTTGCCTTTTGCTTGACAATCAGCTAATGTTTTTTTACAGGAAGTATCAGTTCCTGTATATCCACATTCTACGCCAGCGTTGCTACCAGAAGCTCTAACTGCTGGTGAATTGAATGTCCAGTTGCAGTGGTCTGCTATATATCTATATAATGGAAACCTCCTGCTTATTGGATTTGATATTCCTAAACTAAACGTAACCCAATAAGCATCTGCCTGGCATCCAAGAATTTCATATGTCCACGATACTGCTTCGTAATAAGAATTTTTTCCAGAAGGCTTTGCAACAATTCTTACAACTATTTCTTGCCCAACCAGTCCATCATATGCCTCCAAATATGCCTGCACTGTCCTTGAAACATTGCTTACTCTTAACAAAATTGATGGTATTTCACCCTTACTAACTTGTTTTGTTGCATCAATTTCAAAAGGGAAAGCAGTGTATGTTTTAGAATTGAACACTATGTCTTCTGTATTTCTAACCAGATAAAGAGTTGTTGGTGTTGGAGTTGTAGGCACAGATACTTCAAGTAGAATAAGCCATGCAGTTGTAGAAAAAAGTTGATGTTTTTCAGATACAAGAGAACTATCCAATTTATACTTTCCTTATATGATTATATTTGCTGGTAAATTTTTCATAGTTGCCTCAGCTTAAGTTCAACACTCCAGTAGTTAAGCAATGAATTTTCAAACTTCAGTGGCACTGCAAATCTGACTTGATAGGTCTCGTTCGTAAGTGGATGTGTCCAATTAAAAGAACCAGCTCTACCTTTCATTTGATAATAGAAGTTTTCAAGCGTAGTTTTATCTGAATTCGTTAAAAATTCATATTTGAGTGTAAATGTTTTTCTCATTCTTGTATATCGTGGTCTTGTCTGCTCATATCCAGCTTCAAAAGGACTTCTAATAGTATTATCCTCATATTCTTCTACTAGTGGATAAACTGGATT